AGACGCTGGGCGACCCAGCGGGCGTTGTTCAAGCGACGCGAGTTAGCCGGCACGAAAATGTCGTACGGAGAAACGTACTCGACGAACGGCTCGTCCATCTCGACCAGCTGGTTGGTCAGCGAAACAGAGGACACAATCTCAGCGATGTCATCCTCGTTGAGCGGAGCGCCCAACTCTTCCGCAACCTGAATGGCGGTGGTCATCAGCTCGTCAACCTCTGCGGCAATCTCACCATCGGTACGGTCAGAGGTAGTCTCAGTATAGGCCCAGCCGACCTTACAGAAACCGTTACCGACAACAACCATGTCCTGCGTCATGTCGCGCAGCACGTCGGTAGAGGAGGTACGGCGCCAGAAGTACTCCAGCACAGCCTTAGCGATAGTGGCGTTACGCTCAATGACAGCCTCATCGCCGCCAAGCGGGGTGACAACCAGCTTAGGGTCACGCGCCGTCACAGAGTTGATAATGAGGTTCAAGTGCGGCAGAATCATGTTGACAGTCCGCAGGAACGTCCCAGGCACAGGGAACGGCAGGATACGGTTCAGGTCAATCTGGGTGATTTCCCGCTGCGCACCGATACGGTACAGAGACTCAAGCATACGCCAATGCTGATGAACGGGCTCCATACGACGGATAGCGTCGCGTAGGGCAGCCTGCTTATCTGCCAGGGTGTACTTGCTCTTGTATTCTGTGCCTTCAGCCATAGTGTCCTCTCGGAGTGATTAGAAGTCCATCTGAACCATTCAGGGTGATACCTTCCCACTGACGGGAAGCCTCCTCCTCGGCGGCCAGAATGGCCCGTTCGCGTGCCTCACGGATAGGTTGCCCCACGTCAAGCACGAGAACGGATTTCTCCTCAATAGGAGCCGCGAGTGGGGAGGCGTCCGACCCTTCCTCAATGAGAATCCAGAGGGAAATGGCCAAAGACATCACCAAGTCGTCATGGCAGCCCGTATCTGCGGCATACCGGAGGTTGCCGTTCGCGGTCTCCTGCGTCACGAACTGGCCAAGCTCCACCCTAAGCGCAGGGTAGACACCATCAAGCTGGACGTTACCATCGCGGACCGCCAAATAGCGGGCCAGACGGTCAATGACAGCTCTACGCCGGTCTACCGTCATCGGAACGGCGAACATCCTGGTCCCGCGGGACCGTTTAGCGCCAGGGTTCTGGTGAACATACGGGTTCGGGTAGTCCAGATGGCGGTGAAGTTCGTTGATAACGAGCGAACCTTGACCACCCTGGTCTTCCACACCGAGCAGAGCGGCCCACTGGCGGCCCGAGAAGAACCGGCCCAGCCGGTCCATCGCGGCAGCGAACTCCGGCGGTTGGACAGTGTTCGAGTGGTAGTAGCCGACAATCTCCGGACGGCCATCCTCGTTGATGGTCATCACGTGAGCGGCGGCGTAGTCTCGCCCAACACCCTGCGAAGGGTCAGCACCAATGACGTAGAAGCCGTTGTTGTCAGGGGTCAGCGTCGATAGGCGCAGCGGCCCGTGCTCGTCAGCTTCGAAAGTAAGCGTCTTGTCGTCAGACCACACCAAGTCGCCGCGATACATAAAGTCTTGGAAGGTGTCATCCGCTGGGAGCCCCGCAAAGCGAGGGCGGCCCGACTCTCGGAACGCTTCCTCATCGTCCGATGGGTATTCCTGGAAGAACCGCCAAGGTTCGTCTGCGAAGTCACGACGCTTCATGTCGTAGCGGGTAACGCAAGGCGTTCTAACACCGACCTCACCACCACACCAGCCGCAGTCCTTATCGCAGCGCATAAACGGCGACGCCATCCACGGACGGAAAAACGACACAAACCGAGAGTCGTTCTTCTTAGCGGCACGATACGTCTTAGCGAAACGGTTGTGAGCGCCTCGAGCGGTCGAGATAATCCACATAGACCCGCCGGCGTCAGTGGTCGGCAGCAAAGTACGCAGCACGTCCTCTTGAAGAGATGCCGGCTCAACCAGTCCCGCTTCGTCCCAAATCACGAATGTGGCGGTTTCACCCGCGAACACACCCGCGGTAGATGCGGCGGCCTTCATCTGTGACATCATCCCATCCGGGAAGGCAAACGACATACCCTTAGACGAGTCGTTCTCCAACTTCGGAGCTCTGGCCTTCATCCATTCCGGCAGAAACCGGTACGCCAGACGGGCCTGTGACAGGTTCTTGTTCGAGGAGTCCTGGTTTCGTGAGACGATGAGGATGTTAGCGCCAGGTTTGAACAGGGCGAGCCAGAGGCCGTGGGCCATGGCGAGCGTAGTGTAACCGAGCTGACGGGCCTTGAGAGAGACCACGAACCGCTGCTTGCGGATAAGGTCACGCAACTCGTGCTGGTAGTCAAAAAGTTCAAACTTCACGCGGCCACGCGGGTCATCCTCGGACGGGATGTACACGTAGTTCTCCAGGAAGTACACCTCATCAGCGGCGCAGCGGCGCCACTCGAGCTCAACCCACAGCTGGTGAAGTTCACTAGCCCGTTTACTGTTCATCCGCGCCCTCAGTCAAGTATCGGACCAACTCAGGGTTCTCGCGCAGCAAATCAAACAGGGCCGGCGACAGGGCACGGACCAGCTGCTCCTCGGTCCGGTCGGAGAACCGGTTCGAGATGCCTGTGTTGTCGAACACGACGTGAAGGAGCTCGTGGAGAAGCTTCTCGCGTTGAACCATCGGGGCGGAGGACGGGTGGAGGACAATCTCGAGCGAGTCGAGCAGGGTCATCGCGAACAGTTCGGAGTTCTCATGCTCTTCCAGTTGCTTTACGCGACTCTCATCTACGATGACCTTGTACGCGAACGGACCCAAAATAACCTTCTTAGGAGCAGACATCAGCAATCCTCCCAAGGGTCCCAGGAACGCCGGTGATACACGCCGACAACCTTACCATCCCGCGACAACGGAACCTTAGTCGCGCCACAAGCACACACCGCATCGACAGGGAACCCAGACGGCGGGAGGCTCCCGAACCAGTCGTCCAGATGACCGGCCTGGAGGGCCGCCTCATCTTCCTGGAACACGTGAACAATCTGAAGCACCTCACCCACCAGCCGGTCTCTCCACATGCCAGCCCGCCTTTGCGAGTGCCTCTTCAAGTTCCTCCGGCGCCAGAGAAGCCACCGCATATGCCACCAGTTCAGGTAAATCAGCAGCAGATAGGTCCAGCGAACGGGCAGCGACCTCTTCCTCAACGAACGGCTTACCATAGGTGCGAAAATACAAGTCGAGGGACTTCGGGTTGCCCGAACGCGCACCCTCAACAAGCTTAGCCTTGATAGCATCGTACGACTCCTTATCCGACCCTGCGGGCGCATCCCCCACCATTGGGGTTGACGTGTCCACCATAGAGGCCGACAAAGACTCTCGTAGGGCTATGAACGCAGGCTCACCCTTCCAACGCCGCATAGTGCGAGACGTAACCCCATTCGCGGCGCCCCACTCCTCCTCAGTCGTAACAGCACCACGATAAAGCTCAGGCGTGTTCAACCACTCGATAAAGGGCTTCCACTTAGGGTTTAGCTTCTCACTCAAAACGTTCTCCAAATCCTTCTGACACCGCCTTGGTGGCATAGTGCCAAAAAAGCGAGAAAGCGCACATACCCCAAAGCGCCCAGGTTCCGGCATCCTGCCAGCCTGAGCGGCCTCAAGGCCGCTCCGGAGACCGGTTACCGGAGCCGGCTACCGGAGCCGGAGTTCCTGTGCCCCCCTTTATAGAAAGCCGCTAGTGGGGAGGAAACTCTCCCCATGATTTGGGACACCAACCGGCACCTGTTGTGCTCCCGTTGACAGTTCCTGCTGACCCCAGGCAGACCCTGGTGGCAAACCAGCACCCCGCAAACTGGGACAAGTTTAGAGGAGGACACAAAGCGGACAAAAAACCGCCCAACGTCCGCCGAAAACACCCCGAAAGTCCGGCAAATGACCGGCAAAAGTCCGGCCCTGGGCCCCCGCATGTCCGGCGTTGAAAATCGGCAAAAAATGCGGTCGAACTAGTATATATATACGCCGGCCCCCGTCGTTGGGGGGTGGTGGGGG